CCCCTTGCGCGGATCATCGTTGTCGCCACAACGCCTTGGTTATGCCACTCGCCATGTAGCCATTCCTCTACCACCTTCGCACACGCCTCGCGCTCCACTGCTGCGACTAGGTTGGCAAAATGCTGAAGTTCGGAAAATGAGCAAGTCCACTCCACATTTAAGTCCAGCTCACTCGCATCACAAAATTCAGCCTCCCGCGCCATGCGGATAATGTCATCGTTTGTCATCTTTCCTCCGCTCATGATTCTTATATATGCTCTCTGATTTACGTTGCAAGCAAGGCAAACAAACCCAACGCGGAACGCCGCGTGTGACCTTGCGCTGGCCGCCTTCGAGTGACCTTGTCACTTGACAACTTGTGCAAAATCTTGTGTCAGTCATTCGTCGTCCTCCAAGATCATGCCCAACGCAGCAGCGAACCCCAACAACAAAACAAAAACACCAGCGCCCATAGTGCCGATGCCTGCCAAAACAATGAAGTACCAAAGCTCATTCATGCGCGGCCCTTTCCAGTTCTTCGATTGATTCTTCGTTCACCCATTCCGTCAACTGCGACCAACCCTTGTTGACACAATGTCCATGGTGGCACCTGAAGGCACCGTAATAATCGTTCTCAGGCGCTGGCTCACGTATCGCGGCCCCGCTGTCGACGCCGCCAGTGTGGTCACCCACCCATGGGCAAGTCATCTCTGTCCAACCGCTGGGGTCAGGTTCATGACGCTTGAGCATGTTGCGCTGGTCGAGCCACTTGTAGACGTTCATGAACATGCGGTTGCGCTCTAACGCTTCCTCCGTCGGCAATTTTTCCCGCGCGACTCTTTGTCCACGGATTTGCAGCCCGAAGCCGTCCAGGAGTTCTTGCGGCGTCCACCGGGTGCCGTTGGCCTCCGTCACGCGCGTTGTCCAGCCGTTGTAGGCCTTTTTGCCATTCAAGTGTCCGGGCAACCGGCCCACACGTGTCACGCCGCTCATCCCTGGATCCGCGCCCAGGAGCTTGCCGTGAATGAACGCGCGTATCAACCCATCGAACCGCGCCATGTCGCGCTCAGGTTCTTGCAAGAAGTACCACCACTGTTCGTTGCCGGGAGAAGTTTCAATCTTCCAAGTTGGCTGCATTGCCTCCACAAATGTCCGGTCAACCTTTGTGCCGACATCGTCCACCATGAGCGCCAAGCCAGCCGTGAACGTCTCGGTGCGGCGGCGGTAGGTGCCGTCGGTGGCGCGCTTGAACGCGCCCACGGTCACGTAGGCGTTGTCCAGCGGCCCGAATGGCACCTCAGCGCCCACCTTCCATGGCCGGGGCCGCCAAGCCGCCGGGCCAGCGGCGTAAGGGTCACCGGGGAAGCCGCACAAGATAAGGCGCTCGTCCGGGGCCAACCCTCTGGCCAAATCGGCCAGAAATGCTTCATTTTCCTTCATAATTTATCCTTTCTGAGATTTGGAAGGGGTATTCTCGGGCATCTTGGGCTCGCCCAGTTTACCGCAGGGGAGTGCGCCAGCCTAGGAAAGACCCTACATTTTGCAGGGGCATTCAAAAATATGTTGCCGTGACCTGATTTTCTCGCGAGAATAACGATTGTAGTACTTAACTCAGAAAGGAACTAATCATGAACATCACCACCGCCACCACCGCTGAACTGGTCGCATTTTATAACGCTCACAACGCCAAGCCAGTCAAGAAGTTCGCTGACCGCAAGACCGCCGAGCGCCGGGTCGCTGCTTTGTTGCCGAAGGTTGCCGCTGAAGACATCATGGCTGCTGCCCAGCGCGCAGTCGCTGCCGACAACGCTCATGAGCTGCGTTGCCCTGAGTGTGGCGACACCGAGAACCTGACCTGCGGCGAAGTGCGCATCATTCGCGGCATGCAACATGTCGTCAACGAACACATCGCTGACTGCCACATGTGCGGTCATGAGTGGAATACTGAAACTGGCCGCCCAGTGCGCAAAGCTGCCGCCAGCGCCGAGCGCAGCGCTTCCATCGCCGCCTCATGGCAGGACAAAGATGTCGCAGCTGCTCGTGCAGCGCGCCACGCAGTTGAAGTCGTGAGGCCTGACGGCAAGAAGGTCTCGCACCGCTCAGTGCGGGAAGCGTTCATGGTGCTGGCATTGCCGATCGGCCAGCACATTAAGTTCCGTGGCCAGCTCAAAGCTGCAGGCAAGGCAGACTTCGGCGGCTACAAGTTCAAAATCGTCTAACTCAGAAAGGACAACGCAATGACCATCACCGTCAGAATCGCAAACAACTACGGCAACCGGGCGGTGTACCCGGTTTGCCCGGTGGCCCAAAAGCTCGCAGCGCTCGTCGGCTGCAAAACATTCACAGACCGCGTCCTAGAACAAATCAAAGGCCTCGGCTACACCATCTCTGTTCAACAACAAACTCTCTGAGGAGACACTCATGAAAACACTACCAGCACCCGCCTTGGTCAACGGAGCCGCCCCAACTGTGAGCGCGCGTTACCAGTTTATTTCCAGCGGCGAGATTGTCGACCGCTTCGCGCAAGAAGGTTGGCAAGTTGCCACCAGCTCCGTCGCCAACCCGCGCAAGCGTAGTTCACTCTACGCCAAGCACATGATCGACTTCCGCCACCCAGACCACGAAGAAATCAATGGGGCCGTACCGCGCATCATCCTCATCAACAGCCACGACGGCTCTTCCTCGGCGCGCGTGATGGCGGGAGTGTTCCGGTTCGTTTGTGCCAATGGGCTGGTTGTCGGCAACACGGTAGGCCATGAAGTGGTGCGCCACACCGGAGATGCTGCGGCTGACCTCATTCACCGCATGCAAGGGTTGGCGAAAAACACTTCCAAGCTCTACACGCAAATTGACCGCTGGTCGAAAGTTGACCTGAGCAAAAGTCAGCGCATTGAATTCGCGCGCTTCGCCGCACAACTGCGTTGGGGTGACGCGCAGCGATTCTCACCGGCTGAGTTGCTGGAGCCGCGCCGCGCAGAAGACGACAAGGGTGACTTGTGGTCTGTGTTCAACCGCGTCCAGGAAAATACCGTGCGCGGCGGCATCGAAGGGCTCTCACGCTCAGGCCGTGCGGCCACTTCCCGCCCATTGAGTGACATCACTCGCTCAGTTGACTACAATGCGCAGTTGTGGCAACTGGCAGAAGAAGTTGCCGCGACGTGGTAAACTCCAGCATAATCAATTCAGCAAACTCAGAAAGGTGAACGCAATGCCAAACATAATCCGCGACCGTGACGCCGTGAAGGGCGCCACATTGGAAGACTTGAACGCAACTTACCGCGCGCTGAAGAACGATCCCGGCTTCAAAGGGTTCGGGAGCCGCGCAGCAGCAGAAGTGCAAGTGGGCATGGCCATCATGTCCGCTCAGGACGCTGTCGGGCGCGCAGGCGTGCCCAAAGGCGTGCAGCCAGTGGCGCTCACGCCCAGCGAAATAAAAAACAACAATCCGTATAAGGAAGGCACCATGAGTCATTCACTGCACGATGCCGTGACGGCACAACAACCCATCGAGCCGCGCCCGAAGGTCTCAGAGCAACCCAAAGGCGAACGACGCAAACGCGTAATCATTCACAAGGTGGTCGCCACCAATGCGGGTGAATCTCGCCCGCAAGCCGAATCAATCCGCAATCAGGTGTTGGTCTACGTGCAAAACGCACCGAACCAAACCTGCACGGTGGCAGAGCTGGAGGAACACTTCCAGCAAAATGTGCGCGGCTACCTGCAAAAGTTGGTCGAGAAAAATCATCTCGCCATCGTTGAGGATGACGAATGACGGCCCCAGTGATCGTTGGAGCTGGCCTCGCAGGGTTGATTGCAGCCCATGCGTGGCCGAATGCGCAAGTGGTGGAAGCCGCTGCGCAACCCAAAGCTGCGCACAAGGCGTTGCTGCGTTTCCGCAGTGACGCTGTCGCGCGGCTGACGGGCATTGAGTTCCGCAAGGTTCGGGTACGCAAGGGCATCTGGGCCGACGGCACCCAACAAACCAGCGCCATCCGGTGGGCCAACCTCTACGCCCAGAAGGTTGTCGGGCGGCTGGCCGGTGAGCGGAGCATTTGGAACCTTGACCCGGCTGAACGGTTCATCGCGCCGGACGATTTGTACGAGCAGCTGGTGGCCGCAGTGAATGACCGGATTGACTGGGAAACCCCCGCCAACTACAACGCGCCGCGCCCAACCATCTCCACAGCGCCGTTGCCGGTGGTGTTGAGCTTGGTGGGGTGGCTCGCTCCGGTGACGTTCTCGCGCTCCGGCATCACGGTGCACCGCTGGCGCATTCCCGGCGCTGACGTGTTCCAAACGCTCTACTACCCCGAACAGCACCTGAACGTCTACCGTGCCAGCATCACCGGTGACACACTCATCGTGGAAACGGTCGGGCCGCTCGGCGACATGGACGACGAAGAGATCAACAAGAGCTTCGGCATCCAACTGAGCGGGTGTGAGTCGTTGGGTTCAGTTGACCAGAAGTATGGCAAGATTGCACCCATCGATGACGCTGTGCGCAAGCAACTGTTGTTCAGGCTCACGATGGAGCGCAACATATATTCGTTGGGTCGGTTCGCGACTTGGCGCAACATATTACTCGACGACGTTGTGGACGACATCGCGGCAATCAAGAAGCTGCTCAAGGCCAACAACGCCTACGACCTGCGGAGAGCCGCAGCATGAACTGTCCCATTTGCGGTTCTGAGAGCGCGGTCATTGGTGTGAGCCACAGGCCACTCGAATATTGTGTTGAGTATGCGCGCATTTGTGACCGGAAACATCGGTTCTCAACAATGGAAGTTCATCTGTCGTTGTTGGGCGACAAGCGAGAGTTCGATTGTGCTGTGCGTCACATAAAGCGCCGCATCGGCAGGTACAATCGCGACTTGATGATTTCCATGGATCAACGACCCGCCTCATTGGTCGCCAAAGACCTCGGCATCACCGCCACGCGCGTGCGGCAAATACGCGCATCTCCGTTAGACGTTTCTCCTCACAGAAGAGTTGCGAAAATTGACTTGAACTTAGAAAGGAACAACCATGAAGGTAACACTAATCAGCACAACGCCAGAAGCTCGGGAGCTTCTGATCTTCACCAAGTCAACTCGGCTGACGATGTCGCCGGGGTTGATGGATGAGATTCGTGCTTGGCCGGAGGAAAAGAAGCTGGCCGAGCTAGATTACATGGCCAACACAATCCCCAGCTCATGGGAGTTTGTGGATTACGTTTTCATGATTGAAGGCGTCAGTCGCGCGTTCACTCATCAGTTCGTGCGCTCGCGCAATGGCAGCTACGCGCAACAAACGATGCGTGTACTCAACATGTGCGAATATGATTACGTCTACACCGACCGCGTGAACAACGACATTCAAGCGCGCGGCATCGTCGACATCGTCAATGAGAACATCCGGCTCGGCTACAACAAGTTGATTGAGCTCGGGTTGCCAGCCGAAGACGCGCGCGGCATCCTGCCGACCAACATCAGCACCAACATCGTCGCCAAGTTCAACCTCAGGTCATTCGTCGACTTGGCCAAGAGCCGCACCGGTGGACGCACACAAAACGAATACCAGAAGGTCATGAACGCGATGTGCGACGAGGTGCTCAAGGTGCACCCATGGGCTGAGAAGTTCTTGTTCCAAGAAGGGCGCGACTACTTTGCAGAGATCGAAAAGTTCGCCGAAGAAGAATATGGCGGTGACTTGCTCAAGAAGGGCCGACTGCTGAAGATCGTGGACAAGATGCGCAAGGAGGCAAAATGACCCGGATCAATTGCGTGCCGCCTGAAGAACTCTCCCGAGAGCACCTGCTGGCTGAATACCGTGAGCTACCGCGCGTTTTCAATCTCGCGGCCAAAGCCTACCAGTCCAACCGAAAGGTCGTGGCGCCTGAGCGTTATACGTTGGGCGCTGGCCACGTCAAGTTCTTCTACCGGCGGCTCGGTTGGTGCCTTGATAGATTCTTGGCGTTGCGGCTGGAGATGTTGGTGCGCGGGTACAAGCCGCAATACGTGCAACCACCACCAGTCAACTTGCCGCCTGAGTGGTGGGGCGAGTGGACGCCTGACGCAGCCGCAATGCAACTCAACCGTGACCGCATCTCAGAAAGGAAAACTGCATGAACAAGTTCATAATCGTCGACCTCGACAACTGTATCGCTGACGACGCATGGCGCATCCCAAAAATCAACTGGCAAAAGTCAGACCCAATGGAACGCTACCACGACTACCATGTGTTGAGCGGCTTCGACAAGGTTGGTAACAGAGACATTTTTGAACAGCACCCTGACGCCAAGACAATCGTTTTCACAGCGCGCCCAGTGCACTACGCAGCGTTGACGAAGGAATGGTTGCGCCTCAACGACGTGCCTTATGAATACCTTGTCATGCGCAACAACAATGACCACCGCCATTCGTTGGAGCTCAAGCAAACAATGCTCAACTGGTTGCCGCACATCTATGGGGTGCCCATGGAAGAAATCGTCGCGGCATACGACGACAGGCCTGACGTTGTGGCGATGTATCTCCGGGCCGGGATAAACGCTGAAAAGCGAGAGATTCACAATGTTTGTGCCTACACAAAACCCAACACAAAGGAGCCCGCATGAAGACAGCCGCTGACATCCTGGCCGAAATGGCCGAAACTTACCGCGAGCGCAACAAGGTCTATGGCGACAATTACAAGCGCGTGGGTGACGTCATGACGGCCATGTTCCCTGATGGGGTTTGGTTGCACACCGCAGAAGACTACAACGTCTGGCATTTGTTCGAGTTGATGGTTGTGAAGATGACGCGGTTCGCCAACAGCGGCCTGACACACGAAGACTCAATCCATGACCTCGCTGTTTACGCCGCCATGGTCGAATCATTAATCAGAAAGGAAAAGCAATGAGCAAGATTCTCGTCACCGGCTCTGGGGCCGGGCTCGGCAAGCTGGCTGTTGCGGCACTGCGCCGCGATGGGCATGAGGTGTTTGAGTTCGACCGCAAGAAGGGCAATGACGTTGTTGACCCGCAAGAAACTTACGGTGACTGTCCTGAGCGGCTGGATGTGTTGATCAACTGCGCAGGGATCAACATCACAGGCTGGCTGGAAGATTTCCAAGAAGAGGATTGGGATGACGTCTTGACAGTGAACGCAAAGGGCATCTACCGCATGACCCAGTGGGCGCTGCCGGAGTTGAAGCGTTCGCATGGCACCGTGCTGAACATCGTGAGCAATGCATCGCACATGCCCATGACGACATCGCTCGCTTACAACGCTTCCAAAGGGGCCGCGCACATCATGACGCTGCAGCTGGCGCGCGAGCTGACCAAGAAACACGGCATCACCGTCTTTGGCATCAGCCCCAACAAGCTCAAGGGTACCGAAATGTCCAAGGACATCGAGGAACAAGTCATCAAGCATCGCGGCTGGACGCGCGAATACGCTGAACAATATCAAATCAACGCCCTGCTGGCCGGTGAGGAAACTGACCCGACCCAGCTCGCGGAGTTCATGGCCTTTTTGTTGCACAATAAACCCCGGCACAAATACCTGACTGGTTGCGTGCTACCTTATGGAGCTTGAAATGAAATTCTTTATCGAACAAATTGCCCTTTGCCCGAACGATCCAGTGAAGGCCAAACAACTGCTCTCCGACTTGGGCCTGAACGAATGGGTCGAAGACCATGTGGTGGCTGACGGTCGTGTGTTCGGCGTTTCTGGCACGAACGAAGCTGACCTCTCATTCAACTACCAAAACACTCGCCCCGGCGACAAGCCGCTGGAGTTGGAGGTGTTGGATTACACAACCGGGCCAAACTGGATGTCTGGGCGGCGTCCGACTGTTTCGCACATTGGCATGCATTGCACCGAGGAAGAGCTGGAAAAGTTTCGCCAAAAGCTCAACACCATGGGCATCAAGGTCGCGCAAGAAGTGTTCACACGCAGCCACACCAACCAGTTCTTGATTGACCAAAAGCGCAAGTATCATTACGTGATCTTCGACACACGCGCAATTCTCGGCACAGACCTGAAGTTCATCGTGCGCCGGGAGAATGCCGGGTGAGCAACCTTGTCCTCGTTTTCGATACAGAAACAACCGGGCTGACGTTGCACCCATCAGCGCCGCTCGCCAAGCAACCGAAGATAATCGAGCTTGGCGCGGCATTGGTGGATGAGCAAGGTCAGGTTGTAGAGACGCTCTCTCAACTTGTGCATCCCGGCGAGGACATCACCGACGAGATCACGCGCATCACAGGCATCACCAACGACGCGCTCGTCGGCGCGCCATCGTTCAAAGATGCATTGCCGCAACTGCGGCACATCTTTGGACAGGCGTTCGCTGTGTTTGCACACAACTTGCCGTTCGACCGGGCGATGATTCGTAACGATTTGGCGCGGTGCGATGTGTTGGACTTCCCTTGGCCAGCGCAAGAATATTGCACCGTTGGATTGCACAAGGATCAATGGGGCCGCAACCCCAAGTTGACTGAGCTCTATGAGTTCACGCTCAACAAACCGCTGCCGCAAACTCACCGGGCGCTGGACGATGTGATGGCGCTGGTAGAAGTTGTTTTGGCGTTGGACTTGCATAAGATGGCATTCGAGGAAAAAGCATGACAATACCACAGCTGCGTTGTCGCACCGAGTTCACGTTCCGTCAAACTTTCGGGCCTGTGCCGCGAGTGGCGGCAGCCATCAAAGAGCTCGGCGCGCCAGCAGCAGGCATCGTTGACGGCGGCACGTGGGGCCATGTACGTTGGGCCAAAGCGGCAGCCGCTCAGGGATTCAAGCCGTTATTCGGTACGGAGTTTTCCGTCACGCTGCCAGACGGTCGCAAGCCGCAAGCATGGGCGCTGGCCGAGGACACTCGTGCATTTTACCGGTTCAGCACCGCATTGCGCGCCAAAGATTCTGACCCGCTCGCATTGCTGCGTGAGAGCAAGGGCGTAATCAGGTTCGCTGGCGCGGCGTTGACTGACCCGGACACATTCGATTATGTAGACATCAACCCTGCGTCTCCCGTGGCGCAACGCTTTGCATTGGCGCTCGCACGTCGTACAGGCAAACCCCTCGTCCTGAGCAGCGCCAATTTTTATCCCCAGCCAACCGACTACGCCGCATTCATGTCGATTGGTGGTCGTGAGGCAACAACGCCGCAACACATCCTCTCCGAGCAGGAGTTGCGCGCGGCGTTGCGCATCCTGGACGACGATGTTTGGAAGCAAGCGGTACGCAACACACACGAAGTCGCTGAACGATGCGCTGGTGCGCTGCCTACCGCGCCGCTGATTCATGTGGATGGAGACTTGCGCGCGCTGGCTGAAGAAGGGCGCAGGAATCGTTTGTCGCTCGGTCACTTGGCATCTTGGCCGCAGGAATACGAAGACCGGTTGCAGCGTGAACTGAGCGCCATCGAAGCCAAAAACTTCGAGAGCTACTTCATCGTTGTGGCTGACTTGATTGCTTGGGCCAAAGAACGCATGCTGGTGGGGCCGGGGCGCGGCTCGTCGGCTGGTTCGCTGCTTTGTTACTTGTTGGGCATCACCGAGGTCGACCCGATACCGCATGGGTTGTTGTTCGAACGGTTCATTGATTTGACGCGCAAGGATTTGCCTGATATCGACATTGACTTTTCGGACACCAAGCGCGACCAATGTTTCGATTACCTTGCCGAGAAGTATGGCCGCAACTGCGTGGCGCGCATCGGCAACGTCAACACGCTCAAGCCGCGCAGCGTGATGGCTGAAGTTTGCAAGCGATTCGGCATTCCTGACAAGGAGCGGTTCGAGCTGCTCAACGTGTTGATTGAGTATTCGTCGGGTGACTCTCGCTACGGGAAAGGGTTGGAGGACACACTGAACAACACCGACATCGGGCGGCGATTCATGGGTCGCAACCCAAAGGCTGTGGTCATGTCAGAAGTTGAAAACCATGCGTGGCACACAGGCGTACACGCCGCCGGGGTGATTGTTTGTAACGTGCCAGTCGACGAATATTGCACCGTTGGTGCAGACGGCGTAGCGCACATCGACAAGCCAGACAGCGAATACCTGAACCTGCTCAAGATTGATGCATTGGGGTTGCGCACACTCGGCATCATTGAGGACACGCATTGCGTCACGGCTGAAGAGCTTTATGGATTGAAGTTGGACGACCCGAAGGTGCTAGAAGTTTTCAACCAGCGCAAATACACCGGCATCTTTCAGTTTGAAGGACAAAGCCAGCGCACCATTTCAGCGCAAGTGCACGTGGACAACTTCAAGACGGTGGACCACTTGACGGCGCTGGCTCGTCCAGGACCGTTAGGCGGCGGCGCGACCGGGAAATACATCGCTCGCAAGGCTGGTCAAGAGCCGGTGACTTACACTCACCCGGCGCTGGAGGAGTTGTTGGCTGACACATACGGCGTCGTGCTCTACCAAGAACAAGTCATGCGCATCGTGCGCGACATCGGCAAGTTCTCGTGGGATGAAACCACCGTCATTCGCAAGGCGATGTCTGGCCGCAAAGGGAAAGAATACTTCGATCAGCAAGGTGCAAAGTTCATCGCAGGCGCGGCGCAAGACAAAATTGATGGAGAGGTCGCGCAAGACATCTGGAATGAAATCTGTAACTTCGGCGCATGGGGCATGAACAAGTCGCACACGTGCGCTTACGCAGTGATCAGTTATTGGTGCGCTTGGATGAAGGCGTATCACCCGCTGGAATATGCAGCGGCTTGCCTCAGG